CAGACTGAGGTATTAGATAAGCAGTTAGAACATAAGATGCTTACAACCTTACCTTCTGATACCACACAAGGTACGTTGAATCAAATAGGAAAACTATTCCATGATAGAACAGGTAAATGGCCTACAGCTATCAACACATGGATGAATGCCCAATTGAAAGATGGCATGCCTATAAAAGAATGGTTGGAATATAAGAGATTAGAAAATGGTGGTATGCTTACAGAGCAAGACCTTCAAGGTGTCCCTTATGATATAGCTAAAATTTATAGAGATCAAAAGCAAGTTGATAGTGATGGGAAATTCCTTGCTAGTGGTAAGAATTTAACTAATGTTGAAGGTTTAGCCAAAGCTTTAGCTAGAGAAGAGATGAACATGACAGGTGATGAGCAATTATCAGATAATCCTGATGCTGTCATGTATAAGAACCGTGCGTTTGATCAGGCAAAAGAATACTGGCAAAAAGCTAAATTTGCAGGAGGTTTATCTGACTTAGACGCACTAGAAGATGTTAGAAATAAATTAGATAAAAATCGTAAGAGCTTTCATAGTGGTCAAAGTGCTGCACAGTTGAAAACTAAAAGTGAAAAAAATTCAAAAGCTCTAAATGAATTACAAGCTAATGATAGTAGTAAAATTTTAATAAGTGGTACTGAAGCAGAAATTAAAGAATTAGAACAATGGAATTCAAGTGGAGGTAGAGGTGATATACCTCAACTTTATAAATATTTAGCAAATAGATCAGGGATGGGAGCATTTGAATTTGCTGCAGATCAGTACAAAGCTGCAACAGGTAAAGATTTAATAGAACCTAATATTGTAAAAGATATTAGAACAACTGATTATACAGATAAACAATTAATACATAAATTTCCATCATTATCTAAATTCAACCGCTTCTTTAAAACTAATGTACCAGATGTTGAAATACCAGAAACACTTTTATCAAGAGCTGAAAAAAGAAATGCACCTACTGGGTCTTGGTATAATAACCATCGAAAACCCCCTAAAGGAGAGTTTGAAGATTCTTGGTGGAATCAACATACAATATTCGGAGAGGGTGTTGCATAATGGCTGAAATAGACAGAGAAAGACTAAATTATTCTGTAGAAGCAGCTGCTGATTATAACACTGAATTAGCAAAAGAAGCTGATGAAGAAGTAAAATTAGAAGCTGAAACTGCTAAAAATCAAGCACAACGTAAAGCTGAATTAGAAGATTCACATGCGGCTAAAGATGCAAAGCAATTTGGTCTAAAAGAAAACGTAACAGAATTAAAAAATGCTATAGTAGGTGGTGGTAGAGATACACTCAGTTCTATACTAACTGCTCCAGAACGTATCGTTGATATGGCATCTGGTGAAATGGCAAGGGAATCCAAAGAAGAAGGAGGTTACGTTCCTGATTGGAATCCATTAGGAAATGATTTAAATCCTGAAACTAAAACATGGTGGGGTGGCTTAATACGAGGTGGTGTACACTTCGGTACTATGGCTATACCTGTCTTTGGATGGGCTGGTAGAATAGGTAAGGGAACAGGTATGTTATCTGCAGCTACAAAAGCAACTGTATTAAGTGGAAACACTATTGTACGAGGTGCTTCTGTTGGTGCGGTATCTGACTTATTCTCAGAGTATTCTCAAGATGCTAATGGTTTACAGGTAATGAGAGACCGTTTTGGTTTCATTGATACACCTCTTACTACCAAAGATTCAGATCACCCTGCACTTAAAACACTTAAGAATGTAGGTGAAGGATTAGGTATTGGTGTTATGGCTGACGTTGCATGGCAAGGTGTAGCTAAAGCACGTGGTAAATTAAAGGTAGTTGGTAAGACTGATCGTGAAGCTATTAAAGCTGTTGATTCAGTTCAAGCTGCTAGACAAGCTAAAGCAGAGGATACTGCTAGAATTTTAATTGATAAGAACTTAAGAGCTGCTACTACACAAAAACTTTTCAATAAAGGTATTGACTTTAAGAAGTTAGCACCTGATGAACAGCTTAGAGAAATGTCTCGAGTTGCTAAATCAGATCGTAGTGGTAGATATCGAAGCTGGAATCCTCCAGAAAATGATATTGAAAGAGCAGCTAGAAAGATACTAGATCGTAATAAAAGTGTAGAATCTCAAACTATTGAGAAAGCTAGTGTAGAATTAGAAGAGCCGGGATTCCGTGGTCATAAGAATAAAAATATGGCTGATCCATGGCAAGGTAATCCTAACTCATCTGGAGACCCTTGGACAGTATGGAAGGATCTTTGGAGAGTAGATAAAGAGTGGGGTGCAGAAATGGGCTCTACTGATAGTCTCATTACACCTGCTGCAGCTGAAACTTTAGCAAAAAATGGTTTAGGTAAGAAAGGTATTACACCCGGTATTGTTAAAGAACTCATTGGAGATGCTAGATTCAGAGTATTAATGGATCAGCTTCAAGCTAAAGGTAAGAGTTTAGAAGATCATTATGGATTAGCATTTGAAAGAATGCAAGAAGTAATTGGTGGACGTGATGCTGGGGACTTAACTCCAGATGAATTCTGGGGACCATTAAACCAACAACTAGATTCTATTGGTGGTAAAGAAGCGTGGCAACAAGAGAATATCTTAGCAGCTGATTTAATACAAGGTTCTTTAATGAAGCAATTGCGTGATAGAGCAATGGTTGCTAGAGAACTAGTTGATATAGCAGACCTTAATGATCTTGATGGTCCTCTTAAATCTATTCGTGACAATCTAATTGTTGGAATGGAAATGACCAAAAGATCAAGGTTCTTAGCTAGTGAAGCTTATCAAAATATGTTATCACAAAGAGGTGGTAAAGGTATGGTTGATGATGCTTTACTTGAAATGCATGCTACAACTAAGAATCAAGTTGATATGATGCTTGATATGGCTAAAGAAGCACCTAGTGATGACTTCTTACATGCTGTCTTAGAAGCATTTTCCATGTCAAACAAGATTCATAACTGGCAAGACTTTGATAACTATATGCATAATAAGCTTATAGGTACAACACTAGAGGATGGGTCTAAGCAAACAGGAGCCCTTATAAGAGAGCTACAGGGTGTTATGGTAAATAGTATCCTAAGTGGTCCTAAGACTCCTCTGAGAGCCATTATGGGTACATCTACAGCTGTATTTACACGACCAATGTCTCAGTTAATGGGTGGTGTTATGCGTTATGCATATACTGGAGGTACAGATGCATCCCAAATGAAGATGGCTTTAGGTTCTGCCAATGCTATGGTACAAGCTATACCTGAATCTTGGAAGTATTTCCAAAGTCGTTTAAGTAGTTATTGGGCAGGAGATATAAATACAATTAAAAGTAGGTACCAACAGTATACACTTGCTGATGAACACTGGGATTTAGTAGGCCATTGGGCTGAAACTAGAGGTACTTTAGGAGAAAAAGCAGCATATCGTACTACTAATTTAGCACGTGCAGCTAATCAAAATAACTTCCTAACTTACTCAACTAAGTTAATGGCTGCTACTGATGATGCTTTCACTATGATTCTAGCTAGAGCTAGGGCTAAAGAGAAAGCTATGACGTATGCGTGGGATGCTGCAGGTGATGGTTTATTACCTGATGTAACTCCTGCCTTCTTAAAAGAGTATGAGAATAGGTTATATGGTGAAATCTTTGATCCTTCTACTGGTGTAGTTAGTGATAATATGCTTGCATATGCTAGAGGGGAAGCTACTTTAAGTAAGGATATCAGTGGATTCGGTAAATCCATGGATGAATTATTCGGAAAGAACCCTGCATTAAAACCTTTCTATCTATTTGCTAGAACAGGTATTAATGGATTAGAGCTTTCTATGAAGCATGTACCCGGTTTGAATTTCTTAGTTAAAGAATTTAACGATATAGCGTTTGCTAAACCAGATGACTTAAGTAGTGTTGCTAAATATGGTATTGAGAATGCACAGGATTTAGCTAATGCTAAAGCTTTACAAAATGGTAGGCTAGCATTAGGCTCTAGTGTTATCTTTATGGCAGGTCAACACTATCTAAATGGTAACTTAACAGGTAATGGTCCTGCAGATGTTACTTTAAAAAAAGTTTGGATGGATGCTGGATGGGTACCTCGTTCTGTAAAAATAGGTGATGCATGGATTTCTTATGAATCCTTTGAACCCTTTAATATGCTATTATCTGGTATTGCTGATTTAGGTGATAACCAAAGATTAATGGGTGATCAATGGGTAGAGACTGGATTACTTGGTTACTCTGCAATCCTTGCTAAAGGTATTGTCTCTAAGACACACTTACAAGGACTTGATACATTAGCTGATCTATTCAGTAATGATCCTAAGAAAGTACAAAAGATAGCTGCAGGTTTAATGAATAATACTATGCCTATGGCTGGTCTAAGAAATGAACTAGGACGTATCGTTACACCACATATGCGTGAACTGAATTCTGGTTTTGGTGATCAGTTGAGAAATAGAAACTTATTCTTTGAGCAGATGGCAGGTGATGATAAATTACCTATTAAGTATGATATTCTAACAGGAAGACCAATCAGAGATTGGGATGTACCTACTAGAATGTTTAATGCTCTTAGTCCTGTCCAATTAAACTTTGATCAATCTGATGGACGCAAGTTATTATTCCGTAGTAACTTTGATTTAAGAACATCTACAATGACAGCACCTGATGGTACTTCATTAAGAGATAGTAATTCAATTAGATCTTTATTCCAAAAAGCTATAGGAGATCAAGACTTAGAATCTAAATTAAATAAATTAGCTCAAGATCCTAAAGTACAGGAATCCTTAGAACAAATGGAAAATGATTTACGTGCAGGACGTAAGAAAATTAATCCTTTAACTTATCATCATAATAAACTTATCAAACGTTTATTTAATAGAGCTAGAATCAAAGCATGGGCTAGTATTAAAACTAATCCTGATGTTCAAGATATGATAAGAGCACGTAAGAAGGAAGACGCAGCTGCATATAATAGAAGTAAACGTCCAGAGTTGAGCCGCCAACAACTCGATGAATCTCAACAAATCCTCGATATGGTTAATAAGTAACTATGGCTTATACAATTGAAAATAATTATACAGGAAATGGTACCACTCGCCTTTATTCCTTCACATTCCCATATTTAGAAGACACTGATGTTAAGGTAAGCCTTAATCAGGTCGCAACAACAAATTTTACTTTAGCCAACGCTACTCAAATTAATTTTACTGCTGATGCAAGTGGAGCAACTAGTACACAAGAAGCTAGTGGTGCTCCTAAAAGTTCAGTAGCAATTAGAATTTATCGAGATACAAATATTGATAATCTACAAGCAGAGTTCTTTTCAGGATCTGCTATTAGATCACAAGATTTGAATAATGACTTTAATCAGACATTATATGTATCTCAGGAAACTGAGAAATCAGTTGAAGGTAAGTGGAATGATAGTACACAAACACTAGATAGCACAGAAGCTTTCGTTGATAGTGATAGCTATATAATGACAGCTAAAGCTATTGATGACAGAATAGTTGCTGATATAGCAGCACATGCTTTAACAGATGGAAAGATCTGGGTAGGTAATGGGAGCGGTGTCGGTGCTCAAGTTACTCCTTCAGGGGATGTAACCATGGCTAATACAGGTGCATTCACTATTGCGAATACGTCTGTTGAAACTGGTATGATTGCAGCTGAT